CAAATTTTTAACTAACACTTAGACATTTATGGCTATTAAGAAAAAAGAAATTGGATTAGATTCAATTAAATCCAAATTTTCATCAAAAACAAAATATAAACCTGAAAGTTACTACAATTGTGGGGATGCTTTCATGGGGGCATGTGGACTACCAGGTCCTGTTATGGGTGGTATAAATATGTTTTTAGGGCACTCTAACTCATCTAAAACAACCGCAATGATATTGGCGGCAGCTGATGCTCAGAAAAAAGGACATTTACCTGTTTTCATCATTACTGAGAAAAAATGGTCTTGGACTCACGCAGTTGAATTAGGATTATCCGTATCTCAAAACTCTGAAGGTGAATGGGATGGTGATTTTATTTTTAACGATAGTTTTGACTATATTGAACAAGCAACTGATTTTATTAATGAGGTATTAGACGCTCAAGAAAAGGGTGACTTACCATATAATTTATTATTTTTGTGGGATTCAGTTGGAAGTATTCCTTGTAAAATGACATTTGAAGGTAAAGGTGGAAAAATGCACAATGCCTCCACACTTGCTGATAAGATTGGTATGGGAATACACTCAAGAATTAGTAAATCTAAAAAAGAAGAGTATCCGTATTATAATACAATGGTAGTTGTTAACCAACCTTGGGTTGATTTACCTGATAATCCATTTGGACAACCTGAAATCAAGGCTAAAGGTGGTGAGGCATTATGGTTGGCTTCAGCATTAGTATTCTTATTTGGAAATCAAAAGAAAGCGGGTATTAATCATATTACCGCAACAAAAAATAATAGAACTATTCGTTACGCAATCAGAACCAAAATCTCTATCTTGAAAAACCACGTAAATGGTTTAGGTTATAATGATGGTAAGATTATTGCGGTACCACAGGGTTATATTTCAGACACTAAAGAGGCATTGGAGAGCTACAAGAAAGAATATTCACAGTATTGGAACGCTGTTTTAACAGGTACTGGTGAAATTCTTCTTGATGAAGAAGTTATTGAACATATTGAAGACTAGAACTTTTAAAATAAATTAAGTGATTAAAACACTGTTAATTGACGGTAACAATTTATTAAAAATCGGTTTTCATGGGGTTAAAGATTTCTTTCATGAAGGGAAACACGTTGGGGGTATTTGGCATTTTCTGAATACTACCCGACGTTTTATTGAAGAACAAAATTTTGATAAAGTTGTTGTTTTTTGGGATGGTGAAGATAGTTCCTCTGCCCGAAAATTAATTTACCCTCAATACAAAGAAAATCGTAAAATTTATAAAGAAGAGTTTAAGGAACAATCTTTTGCGGAACAAAAACAACGAGTTAAACAATATCTTGAAGAGATGTTTGTCAGACAGGTGGATATTGATAATAATGAAGCTGATGATTTAATTGCTTATTACTGTAAGATATCAACAAATGAAACTATAACCATTTTTTCAGGTGATAGGGACTTGACACAACTTATTAGTGATAACGTCTCAATCTATTCTCCAAATACAAAATTAACATACAAGAATGGTGATTTTATTAGGTTATATGAAGCTGAAATCCCTCATTATAATGTTATAACTTACAAAGTGTTATCTGGTGATAAATCTGATAATATTGATGGAATCTATTTTTTGGGGGAAAAAACTTTTATTAAATTATTTCCCGAAATACTTGAAAAACCGACATCTGTTTCCGATATTTTAACAAGAGCGGAAATGTTATTCGCTGAAGACAAAGAAAACAAAGTATTACAAAATTTACTTACAGGTAAAACCAAATCAGGTATCTATGGAAATGAATTTTTTGAGATTAACACAAAAATCGTGGATTTATCTAATCCGTTAATCACAGAAGAAGGAAAAGAAATTGTTGAACTTTATTATAAAGAAACATTAGACCCCGAAGGTAGAGGTTACAGGAATCTTATTCGCATGATGATGGAAGACGGATTTTTTAAATTTTTACCAAAAGGAGACGAAGCTTGGGTTAACTTTGTTAAACCATTTTTAAAACTAACAAGAAAAGAAAAGAAAAAATATCAAACAAAAAATAAATTATGAAAGAACAAGATGTAACCAAATTGGAATTTTTGATGAAAGTTAATGACAACATCATCGTCCAAAGATTTTTCAACGTTAGGAATTATAATCCTAAGGCGAAAAACTCTGATGACCTTTATGAATATATAAAGGATTTTAAAGATGAAATGTGCCATATTTTGAAGATGAAAACTGTTGACTATATGTTACAGAATTCATATGAAATTATGGAGAATCCGGAAATTCTTGAGACCTCATTTACTGATGGTCCTGAGTATTTTTCACTTATTATTAGGTATAATGACATGACAATTTGTCATAGATTGTTTGACGCTAAAATATACCCACCTAAAATAAGATACACCGTAGATATACGCCCGCAAATAAAAAGTTTATTGTCAGACCTGACAGATATTTTTTCGGCTGAAAATTTAACATTTAATAACTACGAAATTCCTGTAGAGGGGTAATATTTATCAATTACAAGAATAAAAAAATTATGGCGACAATTAGAAATTTTGACTATCTAGGTTCTACATTCCAAATTCAATTGGTAAATCAAATTATTGTAGACAAAGAGTTCGGAAGGTCCATAATTGATGTAATTGAAACAAACTATTTTGAAAATAAATATTTCAAAATCATTATACAAATGATTAAGGAGTATTATTTAAAGTATGAACACACACCTACTTTTGATACTTTGGAACAGATAACAAAATCTGAATTACAGCAAGAGTTGGCTTCCAAAATTGTTCTTGACACAATAACTAAAATCAAAGATAGTACTATTGAAGGTGGACAGTTTGTTCAAGAAAAGGCTCTTAAATTTTGTAAACAACAAGAATTACAAAAGGCAATCACTAAAGCTCAAAAAGTTATTGATGGGGGAGAGTTTGAAAACTACGACACATTAGAGCAATTAATTAAAGAGGCATTACAAGTCGGGGAAAGAGAAGACGGAATGTCGGATGTATTCTCTAATCTTGATGATGTGTTAAATGAGGATTACAGACACCCAATCCCTATGGGAATACCAGGTATTGATAGATTGTTAAAGGGTGGATTAGCAAAAGGTGAGATAGGTGTGATTTTAGCTCCGACAGGGGTTGGTAAATCAACATTCTTAACTAAAATATCAAATCACGCATATAATTTAGGTTATGGTGTACTTCAAATATTTTTTGAAGACAATCCTAAAATTATCCAAAGAAAACATTTCACATTATGGACTAAAGTTCACCCTGATGAACTATCAATCAAAAAGGAGGAAGTAATGGTTAAGGTTAAAGAAATTGAGGATAAAATGGAGAATAAATTACTTCTTCAAAAATTACCGTCTGATACTTTGACAATGCTTCAAATCAAGAATATGATTAGAAAAATGATTGCTGATGGTATTAAATTAGACATGGTTGTTTTAGATTATATTGATTGTGTCGTACCTGATAAAAATTTAGGTGATGAATGGAAATCAGAAGGTTCAGTTATGAGAGGGTTTGAATCTATGTGTCATGAGTTAGATTTAGTCGGATGGACTGCAACTCAAGGAAATAGAAGTTCAATCTCATCAGAAGTAGTTACCACTGACCAAATGGGTGGGTCAATTAAAAAGGCTCAAGTTGGTCACGTAATCATAACGGTGGCTAAAAGTTTACAACAAAAAGAAATGAAATTAGCAACAATTGCAATTACTAAATCAAGAATTGGTGATGATGGAGTTGTATTTGAGAATTGTAAATTTGATAATGGATATTTAGATATTGATACGGATAGTTCAGTTACGTTTTTAGGACTTGAGGAACAAAATGAAGAGAAAAAACGAAACAGAATTCAAGAATTATTAGAAAAAAGAAAACAAAGAGAACAACAAAATAATTAAATAATATGGAAAAAATTTTAACAGAAAATCCAAATCGTTTTGTGATATTCCCAATCAAGTACAACGATATTTGGGAATATTATAAGATGCATCAAGCAGCGTTTTGGACAGCGGAAGAAATAGATTTAAGCGGTGACCTACGTGATTGGGAAAACTTATCAGAGAATGAACAGTATTTTGTAAAAAATATTTTATC